GGAACACACTTTGCTGGAGTTGTTCAGGCTGTACCTGATCTGCCGGGAACAGAGATCATTCTTGAAAGCACCGCAAACGGCGTCGGCGGTGAGTTCCACGAGCGATGGCAGCAGGCGGAGCGTGGCGAGGGCGACTATATCGCGGTGTTTATTCCATGGTTCTGGCAGGAAGAGTACCGGAGAGACGTTCCTAGAGGCTTCGAGATTACAGACGAAGAACGCAAATACATGGTCGCTCACGGTCTCGACATGGGCCAAATCGCTTGGCGGCGGAACAAGATTGCGGAACTAAAAGACCCGATCCTGTTCAAGCAGGAATACCCAGCGACAGCGGCTGAAGCGTTCCAGATGTCTGGTCACGACAGTTATATTTCTGCTGAATTGGTATTGAGAGCACGCAAGGCCGCGCACGAGGGAATCGGTCCACTCGTTATCGGCTATGATCCAGCGTGGAAGGGCAGCGACCGGCATGCAATGGCGTTCCGCAAAGGCCGTCGTGTGGAACGGATCGAAACCAGGTCGAAACTCGACACGATGCAGGCTGCCGGCTGGTGCAAGCAGGTGATCGACGCTGAGAACCCAGCCCGAATGTTCGTAGATGTGGGCGGCGTCGGTGCTGGCGTCTATGACCGCTTGGTTGAGATGGGATACGGGGACGTTGTTACAGCAGTAAACTTCGGCTCCGCTCCACTTGAGCCGCAACCTCTTGACGAGAACAAACGTCCGAAAGGCGGTTATGTGAATCGTCGCGCCGAAATGTGGGGCAAGTCGAAAGAATGGCTAGAAGATCCGGGCGGCGTGGATATCCCTGACACAGATACGCTGCAAGCAGACGCCTGCGGACCTGGCTACAAGTATGACAGCCTGACGAGGCTACAGCTGGAGTCGAAAGACGATATGCGAAAGCGAGGCATCAAATCACCGGACGAGTGGGACGCGGTTGCACTCACGTTTGCTGAGCCCGTGGCCACGAGGCCAACTTTCGACTTCTCGGTGCGGTCGTCAGCCGGTGATTGGATGGGAATATGAATCGATTTGATCCTACGGTGTCAGACGTTTGGTTTGCTCCATTTTACGACGCGGTTGAGGATCGAGCGTTTATGGCTGTTGTACCAGACCCTGCTAACCACAGTCGTGGATTGATCTACACTCGAGACGAGGCGAGAAAAGTGATGCGTAAGTGGAAACGCGTAGGTCTCTGCAGGTGTTGCTCTGATGGATGATGTCGTTAAAGACGCCCGCGAAGCGTTGGCCACGGCCTACGAATACGATCGGAAGAACATCGAGCAAGCCGTAGAAGATTTGCGCTTTACGGCCGGGTTTCAGTGGAGTGATGCGGCAAAGGCCGAGCGCAAAGGCCGCCCGATGATTACGATCAACCGATCAGGTCAGTTCCTGCGCCAGGTGTCTAACCCGATCCGACAGAATATGCCTGTCATCAAAGCGGAGCCAGATGGCGACGATGATGATGAGATTACCGAAATCGCAAACGGCCTGATGCGTCGTATCCAGTACAACTCAAGCGCTGCGCACGTCTACGCTGCGTCTGTGGAACACATGGTTGCCTGCGGAATCGGATGGATGCGGGTCGAGCATGACTATGCAGACGAGGAAGCATTCGAGCAGGAAATTCGCATCAAGCGCGTGTTCGATCCGTTGAGCGTCTACGCTGATCCGGCCAGTCGCGAACCTGCCCGCAATGATATGGGGTGGTGCGTTGTCTCGCAGATGTTGCCCATCAAGGCGTTCAAGAAACGTTATCCCAAGGCCGCTCCAATCAGTGTCGATTCAGAACGCAATGACGGGCACTATCTCACTTGGAGCAATGGCGACTATGTGCGGATTGCCGAGTTCTGGCGGCGCAAGGAGATGGAGCGCGAGATTGCGCTTCTGGCCAACGGCGAAACCTACGAGTTGACGGACCGAGGCCGTAAAGACGTCCAGGAGTTGATCCAGTCTGGATACATCCTGACAACGCGTAAGGTGAAGGGTTACACCGTCGATATGGTCAAGGTGACAGGACAGGAGACACTAGAAGACCCGTACAATTGTCCGTCAAAATGGATACCGATCATCCCGGTCGTTGGTGCCGAGATTCCGCTGGACGATGGTGTTTATCGTCATGGCCTCATTCGGTTCCAACGTGAACCACAGCAGTTGCACAATTATTTCATGAGCGTTGCGGCCGAAACGTTGGCGCAACAGCCCAAAGCGCCATACCTCGTTACGACAAAGCAGATCGAGAGGTACAAGTCGGTGTGGGATAATGCGAACCGAAATCAAACACCTTATCTGCCCTATGATGCCGATGCGTCAGCAGGTGGACCGCCGCAGCGCATTGCTCCACCGCCGTTGCCAGCAGGGCTGATACAGATGGCGCAGATGCTGGCGGACGACATGAAGGCAACGACTGGAATTTACGATGCATCGTTGGGTGCCAGGTCTAATGAAACGAGTGGCGTTGCCATTACGGCTCGCGAAGAGCAGGGCAATACTGCCACGTTCCATTTCGTTGATAATCTGGAACACTCTCTAGAGCACATGGGGCGTGTCATTCTCGACATGATCCCCAAAGTCTACGACAGCGAGCGAACGCTGAAGCTGGTCATGGAAGACGACACGGAAAAGACTGTAACCGTTAATCGCTCGATGTTCCAAGCCGGTGATACGGAGTTCAAGCACAACGACCTTTCGAAGATGAAGTTCAAGTCGGTTCGTGTGACGCTTGGTCCGAATTATGCGTCCCGTCGGACTGAGGCGGTGCAACAAATGGTGAAGTTGGTGCAAGCCTTCCCGCAGGTTGGTGCCGTCGGGGCAGATTTGATCGTCAAGAACATGGATTTCGACGGGTCGGAACAGCTGGCGGAGCGCTTGCGCGCAACGTTGCCGCCGCAGGTCGTCCAGGCCACAGACCCAGAGGCCGCCCAGGCGATGCAACCGCCCCCCGATCCTATGGCCGAGGCGCAAGCACAAGGTGCAATGCGGATGATGGAAGCGCAAGGGTCGGAAGCCGAGGCCAAGGCGCAAGAAGCACAAGCCAGAGCGGCGAGTGCTACTCAGGGCGTTGAGGTTGACGCCCTGCAAGCGGCCGAGACGCTCGAAGGTACGCGCCTGGACAACGAATTGAAGCGTAAAAAGTTGAGTGAACCGCCGCCGCAGGCCAACAGGCCAGCTGGATCAGATGCCCGCCCCTAAGGCGGGTTTTTTTATGGGAAAACCATGAGCGATATGACCATCCCGGCCGCCAATGAGGCGAGCACGGATACCGCTGCGCCGCAGGTTACGACGCAAGAGACGACACACGAGCAGGACGCACCGCAGGCCGATAAAGGCCAAGCCGGAGAACCGCAGGCGAAACCAGAGGCGAAAGCCGATGAGCCGCCCGCTGGACGCGAAGACGTTCCTGAAGGAGAGCAGCCGAAGACGTGGAAGGAGAAGAAGCAGGAGCGCAACCGCCAACGCTGGCAGGAATACAAATCGGCGCGGGAGGTTATGCCGCGCCGGCTTGAAATGCTGGAAAAGGAAGTTGCACGCCTCAAAGGTGGCGATCCGCCAGACTTCACGCAGATCGCAGACCCCAATGAGGAACTCGCCGAACGCACTGCCTGGAAAGTCCGGCAGGCGAACGCGAAAGAAGCTTCTGACCGGCTTGAAAGCGAGCGTGAGGCGATCGCCTATGAGCATCACCAAAAGCTTGCTGCCGCTTGGGCCGAAACCGTCGAATCCGCTCGGGAAACCATGCCTGATTTCGATCAGGTTTTTACAAGCGACACGCCAGTCCACGAGCGCGCTGTGCGTCATATCGCGGAAAGCGATATGGGCGCAGAGATTGCGTATTATCTCGGCAAAAACCCGCAGGAAGCCGCATCGCTGTATCAATCATTCGCCAGTGATCCAGCTCGCGCACTGAAAGAGTTCGGCAAGCTGGAGGCCAAATTGAGCCGCCCGACTGCCGCTAAACCCACATCAGCCCCACGACCGGCAGCGCCTATCAGTGGCGGTGTGACGCCCGTTGGCTTCTTCGACCCTGACAAGGGTGGAGTTGGCGACATGGCGGCATATCTGCGCACCAAGGGCGTGATCCGCTAGGGGCCTCATCATCTGAGGAAACAGAAATGTCGAACACGACACTGACGGCGGACATCGTAGCAAAGTCCGCGCTGCCGATCCTTGAGAACGAATTGGGCTGGGTGAACCAGCTCTACCGTGCGCCCGAGGAAGAGTTCTCCAAAAGCGTCAACGGCTACAAGGTCGGGGACGAGATTTCAATCCGGCGTCCGGCTGATTTTACGGTGCGTACTGGCCCCACTCTTTCAACCCAAGATGTGATCGAGGGCAAGACGACGTTGAAAGTCGATCAGCAGATCGGCGTTGATTTTGAGTTCTCGTCAACCGACCTGACGCTCAAAATCGAAGACCTTGCAGAGCGGGTCATGAAGCCGGCGATGATGAGTATCGTCAATCACATTGCGGCGGATTGTGCGTCTCAGATGTACTCCGGGTTTTATAACTGGGTTGGTACGCCGGGGCAGATCGTCAACAGCTATGCGGACTTCGCCAGGGGACCAGAGCGTTTGACCGAAATGTCAGTCCCCTATGATGGGCGCATTGCGTTGCTGGCGCCGTCGGATAACTGGGGCCTGATTGGTAGTCAGACGAACCTATTCAACGGCGGGCTTGTATCGTCTGCATATACAGACGGGCGCCTTGGTAAGGTGGGCGGCTGCGAGACGTTTGAATCGCAGGTAGCGCCAAGTCATACGACCGGTACCCGTGACAACACAAGCCCGCTTGTTAACGGTGCTGATCAGAACGTCACCTACGACACCGCAAAGAATACGTGGTCGCAAAGTTTGATTTGCGACGGCTTCGATGCGTCATCGACGGTGAAGAAAGGTGATGTGTTCACGATCGCCGGTGTCTACATGGTCAACCAGCGCACAAAGGCAAGTACCGGCATCCTGCAACAGTTTGTTGCGACGGCTGACGGTACGGCTACCGCCGGCGCTCTTACCATGACGATCTCGCCGCCTATCATCATCGCCGGCCCGCATCAGACTGTTGACGCAAAGCCCGCGGACAACGCGGCTCTGACCTTTGTTGGCGATCCTTCCACGACTTACAAGCAGTCGATGGCATTCCACAAGAACGCAATGGCACTGGCTTGCGTCCCGATGGAGTTGCCGGCAGCTGCTTACGGGTCTGCACGTCGTTCGTACAAGGGGTTTTCGGTTCGCGTTATCCCGATCTACGACGGGACAAACGACATCAGCAAATGGCGTTTGGATATGCTGTATGGGCGCAAGTTGATTGACCCGCGCACCGGTCTCCGCCTCAGCGGAACGGCATAAGCAATAAAAGGGTGGGGTTAGTTTGCAAAGGGCAGAAAAGCGTTTGTGGTCTAAGA